CATACAAAGAATGGCGGGAAGTTCAGTAGTAAGAGATGCTACTTGTGACTTTACTGACAATGGTACTCTAGCACTTACTGAGAAAGTATTAGAGCCTAAAAATTTACAAATTAACCTAGACCTATGTAAAACTACTTTACTTAGTTCTTGGGAAGCATTACAAATGAGAGCAGGAGCAGGCGCACCACCACCACCATCATTTGATGACTATGTAATATCTTATATGGGTGAAATCATAGCAGATGCTGCTGAAGATTCAATATGGTCAGGAGTTGCTGCTAACAATGGTGAGTTCGCAGGATTCTTAGGAGCTGCAACAGGTTATTTATTACCAGGTGTTGATGCAACAGTTATACAGTCTACTGCGTCAGGAGCTTATACTGCTGCTAACATTATAGCAAACTTACAAACTTTAACAGCAGATATGGCTGCTAATGTTTCAGCAATATTAAGAAAGGAAGACTTACATATTTATATGAATCCTAAGACTTACGCTTTCTATGTATCAGCAGTATCTACATTAGGATATGTTAATGCTTATAATATGAATGGTGACTATGAGCCTGTATTTGAAGGTTACAAGATCGCAGTTTGTCCAGGTATGGTTGACAATCAATTAGTAGCAGCACAAAGAAGTAATATGTTCGCAGGTACTGACTTACTTTCTGACACTACTAGAATTGCTTTACTTGATATGGCTAACTTAGATGGATCAGACAACATTAGAGTGGTTGCAAAATACTCTATGGGTGTTCAAACAGGAGTAGGAGCAGATATCGTAAGACAATCATAAAATTAATTACAAGAAGCAGGGGTGTAAAAACCCTTGCTCCTTTAACCTTTAAAACTTATAACAATGGCGTGTACAGCATTAACAAAAGGTAGAGGACTTGATTGTAATAGAATATCAGGTGGGATAAAATTTATTTATTTTGCCGTTTATGACCAAGTAACTTCAATACCAACAGCGAATGGTGAAATTACTGATTTAGAAATGGGATCTAATAGTCTTTATAGATACACAATGCCTTTAGGTGTTGCAAGTCTTACTGATACTATTACAGGCTCAAGAGAAAATGGAACGATATTTTATACTCCAACAGTAAATATTATATTAAATAGATTAACAAAAGAAGACCAAAATCAGATAAAATTGCTAGGAGCAACAAAAGTAATTATATTTGCACAATTAAATCAAACAGTAACTGCTACAGGACACGATGTTATAGTATGTCTTGGTAGTGTTAATGGAATGGAATTAAATGCTGGTACTATGGATAGTGGTGCAGCATTTGGTGATAGAAATGGTTACACTTTAACTTTTGATGGGTTAGAGCAACAACCTTTCCAATTTGTGCCTGATTATACTACAAACCCATTTGATAATGGTGGATTTACATTAGGTGGTGTAGTATCTTCGTAGACTTTAATTAGTAGTTTTCATATATTTCTTGATTAGGGTGGGCTTAGGCTCACCTTTTTCTTTTAAACCCAAATAAAAACGACCTTTTTCTATTATATACTATGATACAAGTAATTAGTGAGTCTTCTTTTGATATGTATGTAAATACAGAAGGTAATCGTATAGATACATCAGTAAGTTCAGATCTTATAAGATACCTAGTAAAATTCACTAATGATATGGATAAATCAGTTCAATATGCTTATTCTACTATTCATTTAGTTTATGATAGATATACTAAATTTTCATTTACTTATAATACTACTCCTGATGTGTATACAGGTGCTACTAAATTAATTCCAACAGGATATTATAAATATGAAGTATACGAAGTTGCTTGGCCTTCTGGCGGAGCAGTAGCAATAAGTGCAGGTAACGCACCTGTAAATGAAGATGATGTATTACCACCTGCTCCTACACACGGAGTAGTACAGGGATTAGTAGCAATAGGAAAATTAAATGTAACTGCTAAGACAGGAACAGCACAAGTACAATATACACAAAGACAATCACCAAGTGGTACTAACTACATTTGGTATGGACAATAATAATTAAACAAATAAAAAATGGCAATAGAAAACGTACAACAACTATTAATGGAGCAATTAGGTAAAAATGGAGGTACTGAGATTTTTACAACAGCAAACCAAACAAGTAAAGACTTTTATGCAGTAGTATTTCCTGTAGAAAGCGTTATAGATTCAATAACTGTAGCAGACGCAACAGGTGAAGCTGCTTTACAAACTACTTTACCTGCTGGTACTACTCTGTTTATGAATGTTACTCAAATACAGCTTAGTAGCGGAATTGGAATAGGTTATCACGAAGGCGTAACTACATAAGATATGAAAATATTAAGATTAGGGCAAAGTTTACCATCTTCAAATGGTGCTAGTGCAGGGGGATTTGTAAATGAATATTCATTAGACTTTGATGGTGTTGATGATTATGTAGACTGTGGTAATAATGGTACATTAAATCTTGTTGCTGCAAAAGGGGCTTCTTTTTCAGCGTGGATCAAAACATCTTCTAAATCTTCATTTGGTAGTTTTAAATATCTTTTTGGTAAAAGAACAGGAGGTTTAAATGGTAATGAATACCAATTGTTTATAGATAGTAATGGTTATTTAGTTTTTGATATAGCACAAGCAGGAATAGGTACGTTAAGAATTACAGGTGCTATAGATGTAGCTACTAATAATTGGACTCACGTCGCGGTAACTTGGAATGGATCTCTTAATAGTGGGCTAGTTTTATATGTAAACGGATCTGCTGATAGTGGTGCTTCTATAACAGGTTCTATAACTGCTACAAATAGTACAACAGGTTCTTTTAGGATAGCTACTGTAAATGGTTCTTTTGGTGTAGGATATGTAGCAGGTAATATTGATGAATTGGCTTATTGGACAAGTGTTTTATCGGCTTCAAATATTACAGCCATTTATAATAGTGGTAAGCCAGATGATTTAACTAGCTTAAGCCCTTTATCTTGGTGGCGTATGGGTGATCCTACAGGAACAGGTGCTTTCCCTACAATAACTGACCAAGGTTCAGCTAGTAATGATGGTACAATGACTAATATGACTAGTGGAGATATAGTAACAGTAGTACCTTAAAATATAAAATATGATATACGTTATATACGAAATGAGTGAAATAGATAAAGTAGACTTTACAAAGGTTTGTGAAACAAGTGAAAATACTTTAAGACTATCAGCAAATGAAGAAAAAACTGTACTTAAATTTGATGGTAATACTCCAGATTTTTTAGTAGGTTTACAGCAATATAATCATTCAGAGATATTAGCAATAATGGAAACTCCTGAATGGAATAAACACGAAGACTAATGGAAAATATACTTAACATCAACTTAGAAACTGAAACAGCGCCAACTGTACAGGAAGTACGTGGAAAAGATTATATAGAATATGGTACTGAGAATTGGAAAAATTTATACCCTCAGTTCTTAATTGACTTATACTACAACAGTTCTACACAAGCCGCTATTATTAACGCAACAGCAGAAATGATTGCAGCCGAAAATCTTATAATAGAAGATGAAGATGATAGAGATCTAGAAGCAAGAATAAAGCTACAGAACTTTATGGATAGAGCTAATGGTAATGAAAGCCTACACGAAGTCTTAAAAAAGGTAGCATTTGATTTTAAGTTACAGGGAGCATTCGCACTTAACATAGTATGGAGTAAGGACAGAACTCAAATTGCTGAAATATATCACGTAGGGGTTGAGAAAGTAAGAGCAGAAAGACCTAATGAATTTGGTAAAGTAGAAGCATATTATATTTCTAGTGATTGGGCTAATACTAGAGTACATAAACCTCATAGAGTACCTGCTTTTAATGTTAATGATAGAACATCAGCAAATCAGATCCTATATTCAGGTCTTTACAGTCCTAATATGAACGTATATCATACTCCAGATTATATAGCAGCAAATAATTGGGCGTTAGTAGATCAAAGAGTTGCAGAATTTCATCTTAACAATATATCTAATGGTTTTGCAGGTAGTTACTTTATAAGTTTCGCAAATGGTGTACCAACACAAGAAGAAAGATTCCAAATAGAGCAAAGTCTAGCAGATAAATTTACAGGTGCAAGTAATAGTGGTAAATTCGTGTTAACATTCTCTGATGATAGAAATAGAACACCAGAAATAACTCCTATAAGTGTATCTGATGCAGATAAGCAGTATTTAGCACTACAAGAACTTTTAACACAAAACATACTTACAGGACATAGGGTAACATCACCTATGCTAATGGGTATTAAAAACGATACAGGATTAGGATCAAATGTAGACGAATTAAATGCTGCTGCAAATTTTTATTTAAATACAGTAATTAAGGGTTTTCAGGGGCAAATACTAAAAGTATTGCACAAAATATTTAAAGTAAATAATATGGATATGCCTGTTCAATTTGTACAGTTAAAGCCTATTACTATGAAATTTACAAGTGAAGACTTAAAGGCTGTAATGACAGAAGATGAAATTAGAGAAGAATTAGGATTAGAACCTTTAGATGTAGAAATAAGAGAAGACTTTGCAGCAGTAGCAAATATAGATGGTAATCCTGTATTTGATACAATAGAAGAAGCATTAGCAGAAGCAAGAATAATTGGTTGTGAAGGTTATCACGAACACGAATACGAAGGGCGTACTGTGTATATGGCTTGTGAAAGTCACGATGTAGCAACTAATTTAAGTAAGTGTAATTGTTTTGAAGAAGAACCTTATAGATTATCAGATAAAACAGAACTAGAACAATTTATAGAAGAATATGGTGAAGACATACCTGATGATTGGGAATTAATAGAAGAAGAAAAAGTTGTAGATGAACACGAAGAATTTGACTTTGAAAAAACATTAAATGATGCTACTAATAAAAAAATAGAATTAGCAACAAGCACAGGAAAAGCAATACCTGGTAGAAAGTCTGAACAAGATGGTATATCTAAAAAGACTTACGATTATTTTAGAGTACGTTATGTATATACTGAAGATAATTTTTTAGTAAACAAAACAGGACAAAAAAGAGAATTTTGTAGAAAAATGATAGGAGCAAAGAAATTATATCGTAAAGAGGATATATTAAGAATGTCTGATATGGTTGTTAATGACTATTATTATTCTGAAAATCAAAATAGAAATATAGGTTGGGGGCCTAATGGAAATCTGAAGTATTCTATATGGCTATATAAAGGTGGTGGTAATTGCCAACACTTTTGGTTAAGACAAATATACAAGACTACAATAGGAGAATCTAGAACAACTAAGATAGATGATGCAGAACTAATAGGCTATACAAAGGCAAGAAGTGAAGGGTTTACTGCTAAAAAGAACAATGTATTAGTAGCAAAACCACCTAAGAGAATGAAGAATAAAGGATTTTTAAAACCAAGATAATTATGGCATACGTATTATTTATATCAGAAGAAAAATTAAAAGAGTCTACAGCAATTAACCTTAACGTAGATGTAGACTTATTATTGCCTTATGTAAGACAAGCACAAAAGCTATATGTAGAAACTAAGTTAGGTACTGATCTTACGCAAAAAATTAAAGATTTAATTACAGCAGGTACAATAGGTAATGTGGGTAATGAGGCCTATAAAACTTTATTAGATGATTATGTAGGAGATATGCTGCCTAATTGGGCGTTTTATCACGCTATTCCTTTCTTACGTTTTAAGGTCGAAAATGGCAATATATATTCTAAGACTAGCGAAACAGGTACAGCATTATCAGAAACAGAAGCACAACACCTTAGAGAGGAGGTAAGAAATACAGCAGAATACTATACTGAAAGACTTATAGACTATATTAGAAATAATACATCTAGTTTTCCTGAATACAGTACAAACAGTGGAGCAGACGTTAGTCCTGATTCTAATGCGTACTACAATGGAATGAACCTAGAAAGACCAATGCAAAAAGGTACAAAGTTAACATTAAGAGATTTTTTAAGTGCAGGTGATTACTAATGAAGAGATTTTACAAAACAAAAATAAAGAACATAACTAAGTTGAAATCCTACTTGGATAGAAAACTGAATACTAAAAAAGATGAACGAATTAAAAGACACACTACAAGTAGGAGTTGCAAATAGTACAGCAATAGGTATATCGTTAGTAGAAGCAAATGAAATACTAACTTTTATATCCTTAACGCTAGCAATAGCTTTTACAATATATAAATTCGTTAAATTTGACAATAATGCCTAAGAAAAGAAAACTAAACTCAACTAATCCTAAGTGGAACAAAAAAGAAAAAGTTGTTAAAGTGCGTAGAGAATTTGTTTCAGAAGTTAAAGGGGTTAAGATCTATAAATCATACACCTTATAATTTGGAATTAACATTTTTTAAAATCTCAGAGTTTGATAGCCCTGATGAAGTAGGTAGCGGTTATAAAATGGATAGAGAATTGCTAATTAAATTAGACTCAGCACGTGGTATAGCAGGTATTCCATTTAAAATTACAAGCGGTTATAGAACAAAAGCAAGAAATCAACTAGTAGGTGGTCGAGTAGGCTCAAGTCATCTTACAGGAAAAGCAGTTGATATAGGCTACTATGGAAGCAGAGAAAGGTATTTGATAGTACAATCACTAATGCACGTTGGAATTAATCGTATAGGCATAGGCAAGACTTTTATACATTGTGATGTTGACAACTTAAAAGATCCTGATGTCATATGGTTATACTAAATAAATAAATTT